GATGTACTGCCGCCCTCTTGAAACCGACGAACCCTAGCCAGTTGGCCCGGCGTCAATATACTCATGCCGCTTTCCCCTTTGGCTTATCCGCAAACTCTGCGAACAAATCCATCATCTCGTACATGAGGGCCGTACCACCGTCGCGGCTTTCGCCGCCGTTTGGTGTCAGCGTGATAATACCGCCCCTGCCTTGTGCCAGATCAAACGCGCCAGCACCGCGCACCGCTTGCCCAGTCATGACGAATTCGCCGTCTGACAGCATGGCAGGCACATCGTCACTGATTTCTGTGCCTTCGCCGTTGATGCCACCGTTCATGCGCTCGAAGTCTTCGACAGCCACGTTGCCACCCTTGGCGTAAGCCATCGGCATGACTGGGCCGCCGTATCTGGCCGACATGATCGCGCCGCCGTAACGAGCCGCTACAGGCTCCTCTTCAGGCGCTCGCCTTCCGCCACTGAGCGTGGGTATTGTTCCCGTCGGTAACAAACCAAACTCAACAGGGTTTGGCGCTTCTTTACCCATACGACGAGCAATCTCGGCTTCGATGTTGTATCGGCCAGTTGATCCCTCTTGAGTGAGCGGGGTCAAAGCTACGCCTTTTCGGTTCTTGGCTTCGTCATAAGCCAGCTTGCCAAGCAAACCAGCAGCGCCGATAGCGCCCAGTGTTCCCAAGCCGCCTAGTCCGCCAGACCCAGAAGCGCCTGTTCCTGCTGTTCCGCCGTAATTGGTCAGGCCAAGCTTGTCAGTTATTCCGCCAAGGAAATCACCAACAACGCCGTAACTACCTTGCCCGTCAGCTCCGGGGCCGCTGAAGATGCCGCCCAAGCCGCCTGTAGCGCCAGTCCCGCCAGCACCAACGCTTACGGTTCCGCCGGGAAGTCTTAATATCTGGCCCGTAATAATCATGTCGGGATCTTTAATGTGCTGATTATTAGCCTTTAGCAATTCCAGCGGAATGCCGTGCTTTGCTGCAATTCCCGAAAGAGTATCGCCAGCCTGAACTTCGTATTCTTGCTGCGGAGCGCCAGCCATTGCTGCCCCATAATTGGTTAACCCAGTAGCGTCACCAATACCGCCCAAGAAATCACCAACTCGACCAAATCGACCGACATTATCTGCACCACCACCACTGATCAGCCCAGCAATACCTTTGTTTGCGCCACCAGTGCCGCCTAAAAAATCTCCTAAACGACCAAAGCTACCTGCATTATCTGCACCGCCGCCACTGATCAGCCCAGCAATACCTTTGCCTGCTTTACTAGCGCCGCCCAAGAAATCGCCTAAGCGACCAAAGCTACCTATATTATCTGCACCACCACCACTAATCAGTCCCGCAATACCTTTACCTGCGCTTCCCAAAGCCTTACCGACGTTGCCAAGAAGACCAACGCCATTCGCGCCTTTCGTAACAAACTCTCCAATCTTGCCAAGAGAACCGAGTCCCTTGCTCACTGAAGCGGCAGTGCCAGCAGCACCAGCAGCGCCAGAAGCGCCCGGTATAGGTGCAAAAGCACCAGCTAGAGCCAAGGGGCTTGCCCTGCCTTTGGCTACGTCATAAACCGTGAATGCTTTGTTTGCCAGTGCCGCTATCGGTTGCCAAGGGCCGGGTATGAACTGAGCCACTGCTGCAATCGGCTTGATGACCTTCTTTGCAACCTTCTTGACGCTTTTCCAAGTCTTTTTGAACCAGCCAAACTCTTCTAGTCCAGTGATTGGGTTGAGGCTTGCGATACCTGCGCCAACAACCGCTGCCTGCGGATCCATGTCTAGCTCAATAAGCCGTTTCTCAACAGCAGACTCAAACGCTGGATCATCCATTGACTCTGGTGGCAAAACGATTTCGCCGTTACGAAGGTGCGCCAACGTGACATCACCACCTCGACCAGCTTGAGAAAGCTGCATAGCAAGTTCTGCCATAGGAGCGTTAGTGCCAACCTCGGCAGCATTTATCAAGCCGTCGATATAAGCTACTTCGCCTTCATCATCGGCTTGACCGCGAGCCATCATCAGCTCGTTAATAGCGGACTCTAAGTCTTGGTTCGGGTTTTCAGACGGTGCCATGTTAGGGATGCCCATCCCCATTCTCTCTGATTCGTCAAGACCCTCAACAGCGCCTTCTAGCAAGTCTGTCTCAAAGCCAGAATTAGGGCCGGGCATATCAACTTCACCCCCCTCTGCGTATTGCTCAACACCCATTGGCATATCATCGCCAATTAAGTTCTGAATTCGACTTTGAAGCATTGCATCCATTACGGTGTACTCACTGTTACAGACCCCAAGCCGAAGGTGGCTGCTTGGCCTGTTGGGTAAGTCTGATGGCTGTACAAGTCTCTAAACGTGGTGCCATCAAACGCTTGATGTATTTCGGTTGTAGTATTGAAGATTATACTACCCGTTGCAAACTGAAGCTGACTGATTTCAGTCGCATTGAAGTGGGGCGAGATGGTGAAGTCCAACGACCCAAGGTTTAGTTCAATGATACGAACCAGTCGGTTGAACGTGCCTGTATCGACCTTTTCGCCAACAGCGATAGGCAACCGAGTCTCAAGCAGGCGGCTCACTTAGCGCCTGCCGCTTTGCTGAAGGTCTAGTCTCGTTGCGCCGAGCCGCCATTTGTAGCCAAGCTGGTTGCCGCTGGTGTTGTCATCGTCGCTTTCAAATCGCAGCACAAGCTGTCTGGCTCTGCTACGCACGTTGTTTTGGGTGCTGCTCTCGGTCACCTGAGTCGTAGAATCTGTGGTAAGTGACTGGTTGGGAAAGTCCCTGCGTTTGAGCACGATATTCATTGCTGGCGAGTTGCTGATGCCGCTTTCTTTTACAAAAGCAATGTCTGGAATGATGCGTTTTACGAAGGCAAAGTTTTCGCCGTCAGATATATCTAGGTCAGCCGACTCGATAAATACGTTTGACATGGGGTCATTGTAATCATCAAAGCCCTTTTCGTGATCAAACAAACAGTTACCAGAGCTGGTTGTCACCGAAGCGACAGGCTGATCCTCGATGCCAGCATCCATCCACGAATATCGAACCAAGCTGCCGATGCTCCAATGGTTTTCTTCGTAGTTATAGATAACGTATCGGCTGATCTCGCCAGTGCCGTCTTCAAGGCTTGGGTAGAAAAACCACATCTCACCAAACTCTGAGTTGATGCCCATATGACACTTGAACGCTTGGCTCAAGTCTAGGTCTTCAAAGACATATTCCTGAACCGTGCATGGGAGCCTTTGAACCGAGCCATTGTAAAAGAAGAAGCCAGTCTTGCTCGCAAAGTACACGCCGTTTGGCGCATTTGCTGCGGCCTTTGGCCCAATTAGACCAGAGCCTTCATTGATCAGGTTGACCGCAAAGGTTAGCGGTGGCCCAATAAAGTTCATGCTGTACAGGCTTGTGTCAGTCCAGATCAAGACCTCTTGCCGAGACTTCAAGCCGCCGACAATGAACGATCCTGCTGACAACCTCACATCACCTGCGCTATTGGTTGCTAACGGCTCAAACTCCAGCTCGTCCTCAGACGTACTGAACGCGACAAGCATGGGGTCAACGATTCCCGTCCTTGCACCGCTTGAAATAGGGTCAGCGCCAAGGACAATCAGATGTCTGTCGGTTTCACTGGTAATGACCTGCAAGCCAACAGTTGGCACCAAGTTTGCGCCAGTGATGCCAGACAAAAGCAACGCCCTAACGCTGGTGCCGTTGTTTTCGACCCATCGGTAAATGCCAGCGCCACGCACGTTCATGATGAGGTTTTCACCAAAGTTGTCGTGCGTCCATATTCTGAGCTGGTTGACTGAAGATACCGCGCTTGCAGAGCCAAACGTGCCTGCACTCCAAGTGCCAACACCCCAGCCAGTGCCCTGAACGTAGGTATCTAGGCCCACGTTGATCTGATAAGAGCCGTCAACGCCAGAACCGCCGTTGCCTGAGTCGCTGCTGTTTGCTGTGACGGTAGCGCCAGAGGTGTCTTTAGCCGTGATGGTGTAAGTATTTGTGCCCGTAACCAGCAGGATTTGATATTCCTGATTCAGCACATCGGCAGTCACTAAGCCGCCAAGACTGACTGCGCCAGATATCGTCACAAAGTCATTGGTCACAGCCCCGTGGCTGCTGTCAGTGACTGTGACTGTGGATGAACCATCAGTCGCGGAAAAGGTAATGGAGTTTGTTGACGTTTTGCGTATTGGCGTTACATCGTAATAGAGGTCACCGTCTTCAATGTAGTATTTGAACGTGGTGCCCACACCAATGTATTTGGTTGCCGCCAAAGAGATCCAGCTATGCAGGGCGCGAGAGATGCCCAGAAAGGTATTGCCACCTCTCTTGAACCAGCCGCCCAGTTTTTCTGCGCGGCCTTTGCGGAATCTGATTAAGTTGCCATCGACCCACCCGCCTTTGGATGCGTAGTCGGTTTCTTCTTTATTGATCCCAGCCTGAAACTCGACCCTTGAGAGTGGCATCAAGCAAGCCGAATAATCGCGCCAGTCGCCGTTGGGCTAGGGAAGACAACCGTAAAGTCGCCAGCGGTGCTCGTCTTGTCGCCGCCGAAGTCTATAGTCGCCACAGCCTTGTCGGAGTTGGTGTCGTTGTAGATCATGCACCCTCTCGCGGTCACAGTCGCCGTGCCAAAAGTAAGATCGGCAAAGTCGCAAACCGCCGTGGTTCCACTCAACACTGGAGTGATATTCGTTAACGCACTGCCACCGCTGGTGTAGTTCGTGCCACTGGCTTGACCTGTGGTCGTGAACGCCGTGGTAGCTGCGCCTAGAGTTGCGCTAGAGGTGTAGAGCGCAAGCTTAAAACTGTTGCCAGATGTGACTGTAAAATTGTGAGTGCCGACAAGCACTTCCTGCTTAAAAGACGAGCAAATCGCTGAAGTGATAGCCATGTCAAAGCTCCTTTATGATGTTCGCCATATCTTCGTGGCCTTGGGCGCTTAGCTTACCCCTAATTGTGACACGATCAGAGGCGATTGCACTACGCATTCCATTCAATACTACGTCATAAATATACTTTCTAAAAGCAAGGGCTTGTTGCCGAACATGCGGCTCTGCGTTTTCTGAGACCGATACAATCCGATTGGTTATCTGTTCCGCCCAGAACTCAGGGTCGTGACCCTTGTTGTTGGTGGTCGAAACCATCACGGTGCCAAGCTCAAAGTTTCCGTTCCCTGACATCATTAACCCTTATATGGTTCTGGTGAGCGCGGCAGCTCAATGGTTTCTAAGTTGTGCTCTTTCACAATGGATGAGAGCTTGGAGGAGTCAAAAACCAACCACTCGCCCTCGTTATCTGGCATGGCAATCTTGGGGTCAGCTAGGCGGTGGTAGCCATACAGCCGCTCTTGCAGATCAACATTTTGATCCAGCAAAGACGATCTTGGGCTGACACCGACCTTGATGCCCATAGCTATCATCTTGCAGATCCAGAACTCAAGGCAGGCTCTGCCAGCCTCTGCAAAGTGCAGGTTGTTTTTGTAGCTAAAGTCCATGCCAAACAGATCTACTTCACCCACCCTGTTGTAAGCGGCAAAGGCCAACGAGTAAGCCACGGTGGTGTTCATGTAAGCGCAGCGTTGGTCTTTGATAACTTCTTCAAGCGGGTACTCAACCAGCGCAGGTACGCGCTCATCGAGCTGGCAGGTGTATATCGGCTTGTCAAACGCAGGCAGAAGCTTACGCATCACATCGGTTTGGTTGCCTGCATCATCGGTATCCAAAAAACGACTGGCAGGATCAAGCATGAACACACGGTCACACTCAAAAACCGACAAGGCTGAGTTGATAACCCAGACCTCATCCCATTCGACACTGTTTTCTTTACCAATAACGTAGTCAATCTGAGAGGCTCCCAGACCGATAATTGCTACTTTTTTGCCCTCAAGCTCTTTGATTGGCTCCAATTAGGTTACCCCTGTACGCAATAAGTCATATCTGAATTCATCGCGGGTATCTCGGCCTTCTGTCAGATTCTTCATCCGAGAGATGGCTTCCTTGAACCGCGCTTCAAAATTGGCAATTACGTCAGGAGTTTCTTTAAGGAAAGTAGCGCCCTCAACCAGCGTCCCGTACAGCAGTGCGTCAGGGTGGTCAGTAGAGAGCAAGGTGGTGCCGCTATCCGCGCCAGTAGTCAAAGACGCTGGCTTGTGCAAGTAGTGCAACTCCACAGTGAAGTTTGCGTTTGGCACAGGAGATAGCTCAAAAGCCGAATCATCAAACAGGCTGTAATACTTAGGAGTACCAGTCGTTGTTGAGTCAGGGCTGTACTCTTTCAAGAACGATGGGTGCTTGAAATCGAGATAGATATACTTGTTGCTGCTGATGACAGCCAAAGAGAACGGTGCAAAAAAATCTGTCGGTGTCGCTAGAAACCGATTACCAGACGTGGCAGAACCCTGCACGTTTTTGCGCTGCTCTGGTAGCTGCACCATCTTGAAGATGCGGCTCTCAGACTCTTGGATGAAATTATTGAGCTGGCTCGTAAACGTGGTTTCCGATACCTGCAAATAATCTTGCACAGCAGTTTTAAGTGTAGCGAGAGTGAAGCTCATGACGTAGTTACCTCTACTGTGCCGACACTAACAGAAAGTCCAAAAGTCTGCAAAGTTGTACCCAATTTTCCATTGCCCACATTGGTGTACACACTGAAGAAGTTGTTGTCGTTTCCGCCAGCGGCTTGGTCTGGTCGCGTAATCTGTAGAGCCTGCGGATCAACAGGCGTTGGCTTAGGCATGAGCTGCGGGTGTTTAGGCGACCACTGGTCTGGCCCAACCAACAGGCCGTCCCACGTCATTTTCATGTCTTTCAGGCGATAGCGGAAGCCTGTGATGTCACAGATTCCATACGCCCTATGGTTGGATGCAAAAGGCATTATCCTAAGTTGTATCCGCGCAAGTCAGGAGCAACCCTGAACGACACTCGGTCTTGGTCTTGGCTTAGTGCTCGCTCAAACTCTTCTTCGTAAAGTTGCTTGAGCATACCGACCTTTTCAGGTGCTCGCTTTAGCGCCAAGTAGTAGGCAAGGCCAGCGGCTAAGCACGGGTAAAACCGAAATGGTATCTGCAAGGTGTTTGCCCCAGCGTCTGCGTCATCCATGCGGCTCAGCACGTTTAGGTACAAGTCGTACTTTGAGTTTTGGTCTGGCGCAGGCCAAACCGTGATGGTTGGGCTGATCTGCTTGTCGATTAGGTATTGATTCGGCTTGCCAGTGCTTGTCTTGGTGGACAGGTTGGCGTACTCCGAGCGCGACATGCGAGTGAGCGGCACGTCTGTTGATACGCCGCCCAAGGTCTCACGAATAAACACGTCCAGCACGTCAATCGTTGCAGTCGGTGTAGTTGCATCAATCGTGTAAGAGGTCGTGTCTTTGACCATCGACAACACTTTCTGGTTGATCGTCCACTGGTTCAGGCCACGGTTGGCCCACTCCGCAAGCATCAGGTTCAAAGAGCGATTAGCCGTCTTGAGGTCATAGCCCGTGCGAAGCTCTAAGCCACAACGCTCAAACGCCTCTTCAACGTAGTCGGCTACGTCTAACTCAAAATCCTTACTTCCGCTTACGGCCATTTTTCTTACCTGCGTATAGGTTGTCGAAAACCTGATTTACGTCAAGAGTGTAGTCTAAATCGCTTTTGCTGTAATGGATATGCTGGCTTGGTCGGAAGTCTGGAGCGCCGTCGCCCGTCTCGAACCACGCTGGGTGTGTCACCCTTACACGGTTATTCGGCAAAGCCACAATGTTTCCAGTCCATTTGCCAGCATCTAAAAGCTCCATGACATGGCTCTGCTTGTGCTGCGCTGGATCATCCGCTATCTCATTCTCGGTGTAATCAACGGTGAAATAATACTTTGCGGGGTAGAACTCGCCATCAATCTTGGCAAGCCAAGGACATGGTGTTGCGCGGTCTAAGACATAAACAGAGTGGTTATGAGAAGAGCAGTCCCAAGGCTGCGCCGCCCAAACAGGCATCGGTTCAGGCCACTCATCAAAGGGCGTGTCGGCAACCAGCGCCGTAATCGGCATCCTCGCCCACATAGCCCCACCATGTACGTTTGGTTCTTCGTCATCGTCGTAAGTCTCAGCGCCCGTAAATATGACCTGAAAGCTCAAGCACCTTGTCGGCATTGTGGTCACAGCGATAACCATAGCGTGTAAAAACTCGCCGTGGTATCGCTCATGGTTGACCGTGTACTCTCTTCTAACCCACGCCTTGAAGTGTGGGATATTGCTTTGAAGATAGGCCACTAGCTGCGGCCATATAGACCACTGTTCTTGCTAGAAGGCTTTCTCATGCCGCCCTTAGCTGCTCCGCCTTTAGCCATGCCCTTGGCTTTCATGGCACCGCCTTTTGCGTAGCCCTTGGTCTTCATAGCGCCACCTTTAGCCATACCTTTGGCTTTCATGGCTGACCCGCCTTTCTTCATGCCGCCGGGCATCATCATCTTTTTCTTGCCGCCCATTGCGCCGCCTTTCGTACCCATTTTGCTCTTCATAATCTCGCCTCCGTCTTTAGCGAAAGTTGCGACATTGGTAGGCTTGCCACCAACACCCTGTTTCTTTGAACGCTTGCGGCTAACCGCTGAAGCGATCTGTTTCTTGCTCATGCTCGCAGCTTTGTCTGCGGGTACGCACTTAGGGTAACCGCGATCAGAATCGCTGGCACTCTTGCGACCACACTTTTCAAAGCCACCGCCTTTTTTTGGCGCTGATATGTCAACCCAGTTGCCACCTTTGCCCTTGCCGAACCATTTTTTGAGTCCGCCTTGCGGTTTACCCACGGGGTACTCTCGTTTTCTTTTGCTTGCTAGGCATGATAGCACCACAACCACGGCCCTGAACCATTACAGTTCCGCCCCCGTTCATGTTCTTTGCCATGCTCTTGGCTATTGCGGTGCCACGCTTGCGCTCGTAACCGCTAAGCTTACCGTCGTTGTCGAGATCGCTTTTCTTCGGATCGAGAGTCACCTCACCGCCTGTAGCGCCTTTGTATTTGCCGCCCATTCTCTTGTATTCTTGCACCATCCAACCATTTGCATAAGCGGACGGATATACATCGAATTTGGCTTTGGCTTTTGCCTTTGCCTTCTTGTACAGCGATGGGTTCGCTACGTTATCGGGTACATCACTAGCCATTACATCTACCTCACCGGCCCATTTGCATTATGTCGCGCATATCTGGAATAAAGTCACCAACTCGCCCAGTCATTTGGTTCTGCGCCACTGGATTTCGCTTGGGAACTGTGCTTCTAACGTAATCGCCGAAATCATACTGAGTATAATCTCTTGGATCATCAAACAATCCCATTGCGTCTGCTTGCCCGTCAGACACGTTCATAGCGGCTGCTGAGCCGCCGCCGTAAGGATTAAAACCAGCGGCTTCGGATGCTGATGGGCCAAGGCCGTAGGCATCCATTTCTGGCTCAACGACGATACCTTGTTGCCCTTCGGCAGAACCAACCGTGATTGGCGGAGTCGTGGTTGCAGGAGGCTGTTGGCTTGCCATTTGAGCCATGATGTCATCGGTGATCTGTTTGCGTAGCGCCTCGGTGTCAACTTCACCGGGTATTTGTCCTTTCAACGCATCGATCTGTTGCTGCACTGGATTCAGTGCCGATGATATCTCTGTTTGACGCTGCCCTGCGATGGTTTGCGACAAGCCAGTTAAGTCATCTTGAGTCAGGCCAGAAGATTGCAAAGCCTCAATGCGAGAAGCTAAGTCAGCTCTTTCGCTAGTCGCTGAATCTACCGCCTGTTGAAACTGAGCCGTTTGATCATTCACTGCTGCCAGTTGTGATTGAATTGCCTCGATAGGCAACGCGCCAAGGTTTTCTGCCAGACCCCCTATCTGCTGCTCTAAGCCAGCAATGAGGTTGGCTGTCTCGTTTTGTATGGCTTCAGACTGGGCTGCGTTGCCAGACTCTACATCTGTATACAGGCTCTCAAGCTGTTGATTAAGAGAATCTATTTCACCTTGAGTCGCGTCGGCTGCGTTTTTTTGAATCTCATCAAGCTGAGCGTAATTTGCGTCAATCGTGCCTGTTATGTCTGACAAGTCGCCAGACAAAGTGGCAATGCGATCCTGCAAAGATCCAGCGGCAGTTTCTTGTGCTTGACGCACTAATCTGTCGCCTTCTTCTATCTGTTGCGCCAGCGCAGCTCTTTCATCTAAACCAGCTTGGCGCAGGCCCACCGTCTCTTCATCTATGCCGCTTCTCAGCTCATCAATACGGCCTTCAAGCGCCTTTGTGATGTCCGAGCGTTGTGCCAGTGCAGCGTCTTCTGACGATGACAGCTCCTCGCGCAACAAGTCTCGCAGGCTGTCTATCTCGGTTTGACGCGAAGTTTCAGCGGCTTCGTTTGCCGCCCTTTGCTCTGCCATAATCTTTTCATACTGACTGGCAAGCTGCTCATCAGTATCGGGCATGATTGCCTCTAGGGTTCGCATAGTAGGCGCTACTGGCGCTTCCCGTGGCCCTCTGTCGTACACGGGCTGCTGCATCAAATACTGATCCAGAGCCGAGTATGGCGAGGCCGAGCTTCCGTACTCGTCTAGCGCAGCCTGTAGGTCATTGGATTCAGCCATTACATTCCAATCCCGCGCACGTTAATGCCCTGCATAACTTGCCTGCGAATCTCTTCCATGTCTGGGCGACCCCTGCCTTTCGTTAGCAAGCTTCTGCCCATTGGCCTTACCCTTCGATCTTGTGTAATTTTTCTGGCGAGGCGCTCCCTTCTATCCTGCGGGATGCTCCTGCTTAGCTGAGAAAACAAACCTCCACGGGGTCTTCGTCTTTGTTGCATGGGGGGCGCTTCTTGCCTTTGCTCCATTTGTTGTTGAAGCCTTCCAATCATGCCGCCTAAGTCAAGTGGGCCTTCACGGGGTGTAGGCATCGGTTGGGGTGGAGCACCACCCATCTGCTTCTGCCTAAGCGCCTCTTGAAGTTGCTGCATCATGTCTGGCATTTGTGGTGGCATCTTGGGTTGTGAGCCAATAGCCTCGTTTTCAATAGTTTTCCGACCTTCTTGACTTATTCTAAGGCGCTCTTCCACTGGCAACGCAAAAAACTCCTCAAAGCTCATGTTGCCCATGAGCCTTGGGTCTGGCCCTCGCTCTATCGGAGAGATTTGTATATCACCCATCCCACGGTTTTGGGTTGGCGGCGGTAAAGGCACTGGCCCACCCTCGAAAATTGGTCTTCGACCCTTGCCCGGCCCTTGACCCAGAATCGGCCCACGGTTTTGGGTTGGCGGCTGTGGTATCTGCTTCATTTGCCCTTGAAGCGCCTCAAGTAAACCGCCGATACCGCCCTGCATCGGATCTTGGGGAGCTGTGGGCTGTGTAAATGGACTAGTCTGATCAGGTGAAATGCCTAAATTTTCCAGTGTAAAATTTGCTCGCTTTGCATTTCTCTCGTCCTGCAAATTTTTCATGTACGCATTAAGCTCAGATTCCCTTTGAGGGCTTCCAAAAGGCGCGTCAGATGCAAAACCTGACGTATCAATCGCATAATTACCGTATTCTGAGGAGCCAGAAAGCTGGTCTAATCTTTCTATCTGAGCGTCGGTTAAAGGCTGGCCGTACTTGTCTTCGTACTCCATCGCCAATCTGTCAATTTTGGAATCACCAGTCTTACGACCAGCGTCGGTCATGAACATTACAGTCATATCAAATCACCAATTTTTGCAAGACCAATAGGAAGCTGCGAATACGTCCTTCTTCTTCTGAACCGCATCGCAGTTGTGTCTGGCACGAAAGTTGCGCCGACGCTCTGGGCTGTCGCGCTTGATCTCCATG